ATCCACAAAATCATCCATAGATTTGTATTTTATAAAATTTCTTGCTCTTCCTGAATCTAGTCCCGGTTCAGATTCTCTATAAGTTCCTTGTATATTACCATAATTAAATTGGCCTTGAACAGCACCAGCTCTACCAAAACCAGTCTCAAGTCCCCATTGTGCTATAATAGCTTCTGGTGAAACTTTTAATTCAGTAGCTGCCTTTTGAGCATATGGCATCATTGCATCAGTAAAATCTTGTCTAGATTTATATCCACCATATGCTGCGACCGGTGATGATGTTGATGTGACCTGTGATGGTGATGTTGACATATCGGATCGTTGGCCTCGATATGCTCCTGCTGATGAAGGCGCTGTTGGTGTTGCTTTAGCACTAGTAGGGTTAGCGGCTTGACTATCAGCAGCTGCACTATATGGAACAGGTGCTGATTTCGGTTGCATACCCGGTTTAGAGTACATTCCAAAAGCTGCACCACCAGCACCTTCAACTGTTGGTGTTGTATTTGGAATAACAGCTGCAGATGCTGGCGCTGTATCAGTATTAACTTTATCAGATTCATCCTTCATCACTTCATCATAAAGGCCACCATCACCAAATACAAGTTCATATAGTTGATATAAATCATAAATTGACCAAACAGTAAAAGCTAAAGAAACTATCAAACTTATACCAGCTGACATCGGCGCGGCCGCAAGAGAAACACCCAATGCAGTTAATCTTGCCATTCCGGCTTCACCAACTCTTACTGCTAATTTTGATTTAAATATACTCATTAATTTTGGTTTTTCTCCAAGTTTTGTAAAGAAAACTTTGAGTTTTTCAAACATTGTTTTGTTCTTTGCCATTTCTCTATTTTCACCAACAGAACCAAATGATGTTAATGGTTTACCTTCAGGTACTTTTGGAGTAACTGTTGGTGTTGTTGGTGCTTTTCCTGGAGCTAAATTGCTTAGGCCTTGAATGGCAGTTGCACCAGCAACGATATCTCCAACTGCTCTTGCGCCAGCGGTTTCTAATTTTTGAGTTGTAGCTTCTTTTTGGTTTGCATTAGAAATTTTAGTAGAAACTGAGGACTGCATTTCTGCTTCAGTAGGTTCTCTTCCATTTTTATTAATGAAATCAGCTTTAGCTTGCTGATTCATTTTTTCTATATCTTCTGGTGTTGGTTCTTTTTTATTTTTATTTTTATAATCGTGATACATATCAAATGCAAATGGTAAAATAACACCAGCAGCTCCTGCTATTCCAAGAGCAAGTCCACTTCTACCTTTACCACCAGCACCAGCTGCACCAGCTGCACCAGCTGCACCAGCTGCACCAACCGCACCAGCTCCAGCTATATTTCTGGTTGCAGTTGCGATTGCAGCTGTTAAACCAGCTAAAACTCCATTGAATGTTACAACTACTCCAGCTGTTGCAGCTAATACTGTCCATAATCCACCAGGAACATTCAATTCATCCTTTAAATAGGTGTCTAAACTAACAAATGCATTTTTGATTGCTCGCCCTATTGCAGAAAATACTTCTACAACACCTGCTGCAAATCTAGGATCAGAAGCTAAATCACCTAGTAAGTTAATGCCTTTAACAAATAAATCTTTAACAGCAACAAATGTTTTAATAAAACCTTCTTTTATCTCAGGATCACTAAAAAGATCACCTAAAAGTTCAGAACCTTTTTGAATAATTGTTTGAATGCCTAGAATAACTTGTTTGACAAAAGATTTTATTCCATCAACTACATCTTGATTTTCTAATAGTTTACCAACACCCATCGCCAATAAACCTAGTAATCCACCTTTTAGTAGATAACTAGCAATATTTCCCAAAAACTCTAATATTCCACCACTTTCTTTTTCTTCTGGTTTAGCACCAACTTGCGTTGGTTTTGTAGATGCTATTCCACCAGCTTTACTAAATTTAGACTCATAAGCATCTTCTCTTTCACCAGCTCTTTTGAAGAACATATCTGCTTTTGTCGTTGCAGTACCGCCTTGCAGTTTAACTAACTTGGCAATGTTTTGTCTTGTGACATTCATATCTCTTGCCATTGAAGGCAATACAACAGAATTTTTTGCAGCTAGTTGAGAGTGTATTTTTACTTGTCTGGTTTCTGTAATTAAAGAACTGATACCACTTTCTAAAACGGCAGAAGAAAATCCACCTCCACTAGTTTCAGATAGTCTAGTTTCAGATAGTTGTTTTACTTTTCTATTTTTACTGGTAGCATTGTATGATTTAAACACTGATGGTAATAAAGTAGCTGCAAAACCACTCTGATTAAACATTTGTCTTGGATCAAGCTTTTCTTTAGCTCTTTTTCCAAGAGTCGATAATATACCACCGCCACTTTCTTTTTCGGATTTGTATATCTCTGCTAGTCTGGATCGTTTATCTGCCATTTATTTTCTTGCCTTTTGTTGAGCTTTTATTCTCTCATTTTCTTCTTCTAAAAACTTTATCAACATATCAATATAGATTTGTCTTTCCCAAGGTAACATATTATCCAATTCACTCAAACTATATTTGTGATGCTGCATTAACGCAAAATTAGTTTGGTAGTAATTACCTAATGTATCATAACCAAATATTATACGAAAAAATTTTGTATGCCTTGCACAGTAATAGTTTCTTCATATCCACACTTCTTACATTTAAAATCTAATTCTTTTGCAATCTTTGGCATAGTAGTGAAAAACAATTGAATTTTTTCCATGTCCTCTTGTTGCAAATTCTCAATAAATTCCAACAATTCTTCTTTTGTTGTATCTTTTGCATAGTACATTTGTTCTGCGTCATAAATGTAATCTATACAGTTGACAATGATATTTAATACAGTATCAATATCTTCATTAATTAAGTTTCCAGCATTTTTGATTAAACTCAATGTTGGATAATTCATCATAATACCCATTTTATCACTAATTTCAATTTTACTTGAGTGTTTCTCATCAATAGTTGGTTTGATATCTAAGATATTTAAATCAAACTTAACCAAACCACCACAAGTCTTGTCTTCACCGTTATCATCCTTAACGGTGTTGTTGCAGTTATATTTTAAATTAACAACTTCACCAACCGATCTTGCTCTAAGTTGCATGAATAGGTGTTCAAGATCAAATGTTGGTAAATCATCAACATCAATATCTGATAAAATACAATTGTTTAACACTTGTTTAATCACATCAACTGTTTCTTTTTCATCAGTAGACTGAGATGCCATTAGAAATAGTTTTTGTTCCTTTACAAGAAAGGGTCTGTATCTTACAGTTTTGCCATTCGAAATTAATTTCGTTTCATATGTTGGCACATCAATTTTAGGTAAAGCCATATTATATCCTTATTTAATTAAAATAAACCTCTTGTTAGGGGCGCAATCAAAGAATCAGTAAATTTGTTGCCCGCTTTGTCGAAAAGCCTAGCCGCTTTGGATCCAAAAAGCTCAGCTGCAGCTGCAACGAGATCATATGATCCATCATAAACAACACGATATTTTTGATATGCAAATTGTACTGACAAACGGTGAAAACCATCTTCACTCCATGATAATGGTTGTGAAGCTATACCAGTAGGGAATGCATCCATCAATTCAACAGCGAATATCTTTTTAATGAAATCATCGTATTGAACAATCTTAATATTTGTTAAATATTTGCTATCTTTGCCTTTAGCAAATCTTAAATTATTAGTATCTGGTGGCATAATAGCTTCCATCCAGCGTTCGAACAATTTTCTTTCATAGAATTCATTCGTACACAAAAACCCTAAAGTTGTATCACCGCCGCCATATGCAGTTTGATATGGAACTTTAAATGTTGGTCCATAAATTTTAACATCAGCTGTTTGCAATGTTTTTCCTGGCAACTCTGCACTTTCGCATTGCATAGCTAAATATCTTGAAATAGCAGCATTTGATGTTTTAGATTGCCCTTTTGGTGGTTCATTACCAATAAGGTCATTAATAAGATTACTTGCCTCGGCTACAATTATATTCGGTGCATTAAATATTTTTTCCAAATCAGAACTGCTAATAAATTTACCAATATATTCTGGAATAGGAAGTATGACTTCAAAGCGAGAAGGTTTTGCAAGACCATCTTTTACTTTAATATTAGATAGAAATAGTTGTGGTGAAAAGGCCATTAGAATTTTTTCCTTGAATCGGCATATACTTTACTTGTGCTTGCACCAACAAAACTTTCCATTGGCAATAAACATGCTATGTCCCATTCATCAGCAGATATCTGTAAAAATCTAGATTGTACCTGCGAAAATAGATACCTTTTAATACAAGGTTGTGCTTCGAATGCCTTTGATGCAGCTGATAAGGCTGCATAACTTAATTTCAATCTTGTGTTTTTGTCATAACGATTATCTGACGCATATTGACTTAACTTATCTAACAAAAGTATTCGTTGCCTTGGATGAATGTAATGTAGATTCAATCCTAGAAAACCGTCTGAGTATTGTTCTATTGGGAGTACCAAAGGAAACCTATCGTAGTATGGCAACGAATTCTTTGTTTTTGGATCGTAAAAATAGAAGTACATATTACCAATAATAGTACCATCTTTTAATCGTTGACGATCCGTCATTAAGTTTTGTCTTGATGGATTCAATTCTGAAATTTTTGCACGAAGCCATGACCTCGATTTATTAGTTCGAGGTGTGAGTCCTTCTTTTTGTAAGGACTGATTTATTCTGTCTAAAAGATATGCCATCGTATATTTATATCAAATCCCAAGTTCTTTTTCAGTTATCAATTTGAACTCCCAGCCGTGTTCTTTACAGAAAAGATCAGCCGCTCGCCACTTTTCTTGATTAATAGCATACGTTATTGACTCACTAATGTAGTTCTTGGTTCGTCTTTTCTGTGTGGGTTTCTTTGTTTGTGATTCTGGCTTAACCTCTAATATATAGGTGGTGGTCTTACCACTTTTAAGTTTCAGATGTACAATAAAATCTGGAAAGTAACGATGTGCTTTTTTGTCAACAGGTGAGACATATGGTATTGGCAATTCTTCAGAAGCCCACCAAATTACGTTTGGATTTTCATCCAAATATTTCATCACTCTCAACTCCCAAGAAGAACGATAAATAATATTACTTGCGTTCCCTTTGTACTTTGAAGTGTTTTTAGCAGTAAATGTTCCTCGATATGACATAAATATATCTAGTAAACTATAGGACAAAAAATGGCGTTTTTTTCATTAACAGATATAAAATTCAATAAAAATGCTAACCGAACATCATCTGAGTTTGCTTTTGGACTTGAATCTAACAAATACATAACGGATAATAAACGGTATCCATCAGACCTTGGCGCTGCTGATAAAGGCCATTATATGGTGTTTTACATAAACATACAAGAGAGAAGTATAGGACAAGATCCCGCATTGAATGGTGCTGTGGCTACAACCGAGACTGTCCCAGACGCAACTCAAAATAATGGTTTTGGCGCAGCAGCCGGCAACATTGTTACTAATGCTATCAACAGTTTTAATCAAGCTGGTGCAAAAGTTGATAACAGTATAGTAAATTCAGTTTTGTCGGGGTTGGGAAACATTGCTAGTTCAATCGAATCTGGTTTACTAGGTAAAACAAATTTTTTCAGAACAACAAAAAGAACAACAGATAGTATTGCGTTATATATGCCAGACACTTTAGCGTTTGACTATCAACAAAGTTTTACTGGTACGAGTGTTACAAAAGATTTAGGCGCATTTGGTGGTATAGTACAAGCCGGAGCTTCATTAATGGATCAAGCTAAAAGTGACTCGGGACTTGGGAATAAAGTTAGCAATATGGCACCTTTTGCAGCTGAAGCCCTTTTTAAGAATAATAACACATTATTTACTGCATTGACGAGTGTAACTGGTGGTGTATTAGCGATAAACCCACAACTAGAAGTAATCTATCAATCACCAGACTTTAGAAAATTTAGATTTCAGTTTATGTTTTATCCAAGATCCGAAGAAGAAGCTGGTCAAGTATTAGATATTATTGATTTATTCAGGTATCATCAAGCTCCGGAAATTATGAAATCATCTTATGGTAGATATCTTATTCCACCATCAGAATTTGATGTTAAATTTTATTATAACGGTGTAGAAAATCCTAATATACACAAAATTAGTAATTGTGTTTTGACTGATCTTGCATTAGATTTTGCACCTAACGGTTATCAGTCATATGAAACTTTAAGTAATAAACCTGAAAGGGGTGGAACTGGTATGCCAGTCGCAATTCGTATGGACCTATCATTCACAGAAACAGAAATCCAAACAAAGCAATCGATTAAAAAGTCCATTCCCAACAAGAACCTCAGAAGCATTTTTGGTAAAAATAATGGCGTTAGTACTGGCGGTAATGGCGTTAGTACTGGCGATTTTGCGTTCGGCGAAGATGAGGATCCAATAAATCAAAATGCTGCTGGGAATGCAGCTCCAGTCGTTGAGGACCTTACCGCAGCTAATCCAGATGTTAATGTTGTGAATGTAAATCAGGGAGAATCCATATAGGAGACGAATAATATGGCTAGATATTTTAATTTTTTCCCAAGAACACCCTATTATAAAGGTGTAAATTCATCTTCTTTGGATGAGTTGACTAATTTGACTGCAAGATTTGGATTTCAAACTGAACTTAAAAACAATGCAGCTGCTTATTATAGTTATATAATTGAAGATGGTGATACACCAGAAATTCTTGCATCTAAAATTTATGGATCACCAGAGAGACATTGGATTGTTTTATCCATGAATGATATCACCGATCCATTATACCAGTGGCCATTGCAACCACGAACACTCAATAAATTCATTACTACAAAGTATGGATCTAATTTATACGCTGATACTGCTAATACTGGAGTATCTGGTGTTTCTTGGGCATCAAACAACATACATTCCTACTATAAAGTCGTAACAAAAATTAATAATAGTTTACAACTTAAAACATATAAAAAAACAATTATTGATTTGAACACATACTCAGAAATCGTAGCTACGTCAAATAACTACACATTACAAGATGGTATAAGTTTTACATTAGAAACATCAAAAGAAACAAGAACTTATTATGAACGTGAACTTGACTTGAATGAAAATAGAAGAAAAATTATATTGTTAAAGCCAGAATTTGTACCAGAAGTGGAATCTGAATTTTTTAGAGCTATTAAAGATACTTTATGACTGTTAGTTTAAACATTAAACAATCCACCGACTTTAGGATCAACGAGCTTAGTCTATTAACAAAAGGTGGTAAAATTAAACTCAACGTAGTGTTTGAAGAACTAAACATATACGAGAGTATGCTTACGCCATGTATTTCTGGCAATATTCTTATACGAGATGCTGTTGGATTATCCTCAAAGCTTTTATTTGATGGTACAGAAAGTATATTGATAGACATAGACAAAGGTGAGGGTTTGTTTGGAATGAAACGGTTGTTTAGAATTTACAGTCAAACTAATAGAACTAATATAAATCAGCAATCCGAATCATACATTTTAAATTTTGCTTCAGATGAATCCATTTTATCAGAGCAACAAACAATATCTGAATGCTATAAAGGAACTTACACACAGATAGCTCAAAAAATTATAACATCTAAATTGTTAGTTGATCCAGAAAATCTTAAAGGCATTTTTACAGAATCTTTGGGTATAAATGATGTTATTATTCCACAATTGAAACCATTTGATGCCTTAAATTGGATTGCAAAAAGATCAGTGGATTCTGGTGGCCAACCATCTTTCATGTTTTTTGAAAATGTTGATGGTTATAATTTTTGCACTTTGTCAGATATTATGAAAAAACCTGTTATGTTTAATGTATTTTTTGATGTTAAAAATTTACAAAATCAAACTGTCAAAGACGAAATGGTTAGTGTAAGAGCTATGGAAGTTATGTCGCAATATGATTTTATCCAAAGTACTCAATCTGGTGTCTTTGCTGGTACTTTTATTGGTATTGATCCTTTAACTAGAGAAGTTAGAACAGATATAAAAACTATTGATAATGTTTACAACGGAACAACATCAGCTAATAAGAATCGAAATATGCCTATTGAAGTTAATAAACAAGGCCAAAAAAATACTAATATGCCGGGATCAAGAGTTGTTGTTGACATATCAACAGCACCAAGACAAACTTCAAATTTTATTAAAACCAAGGACGGCGCTTCAATACAAACTGATGATACACCACAGAAATTTGCATATGGAAGAAAAGCTTTATTACAAAATTTTGTATCTCAAAGAATGAAAATAGCTTTACCTGGAAACTTTATAGTTTCACCAGGAAGAACTCTATATATGGAAGTCCCGGATAGATCAGTAAGTCTAGTTGACTCTGATAACTATGATATAACTCTAAAAGGTAAATATGCAATTTTATCAACGAGACACATCATAACATATACTCAGTTTGAAACAATAGCAGAAGTTGTTACAGACTCATCAGAAAAACCAGTAGTTCAATCAATTAGAATCAAAACTAATAAAGTAACTGATGCAAGCAGCACAGCTTCTAGTAATGGAAATGTAGTAGATTTTAGTTTAGGATAAGGAATCAAATTATGTATGAAAATGATAGAGCCAATCCAAATAATTGGACAGGAGTTATAGAAGATTTCCAGGATCCATTGGAGAATGGAAGACTTCGTGTTCGTATTTTTGGATATCATAATTCAGATAGTGTAATTCTTCCAACAGATTGTTTGCCTTGGGCGCTGGTTGGACTGCCAGTTAATTCATCAAGACCATCTAGCGCACCAAGTCTTGGTGATTGGGTTGTTGGATTTTTCTTAGACGGCGAATCAGGACAATTTCCTGTAGTAACACACGTTCTTCCCGGAATTAATACGGTACTAACAAAACAACCTGTCGGTTCACCAGTAACACCAGACGGTGTTGTATATAATAAAGTTGGTGAACCAACGACACCATTTCTAGGTCGTGGCATTGTTGAATATACTGCAATAAATATATCCAATAACAATCGAGTTCACGTTTGTGATATTTCATATGAAGTTAATCAAACTGTTACTGCTTTGAAAATTGTTTTTGGTCCACTTTTTGATGCAATTAGAAAAATTATTAATGCAGTGATTGGAGCCACAACTCTTGACAAAACCGGTTTTATCAAACAAGCTTTAGATTTAGCCAGACAAGTTATTAAATTTATCAAAGAAGTTACAAGTGAATTAAAAGAAATTCAAAAAACTATAGCTGAGTGGATAAAAATTGCACAATATATTGCAACAATGATTTCTTACGTTCTTAGTTTACCTGCGAAAATAGCAGCTTTCTTTAGAGATTGCATTTCACAAATGGTGGGAATACTTAAAAGAGGCATCAAAGATTTATTTTCCGAAGTAGTTGGTACTCCAGATTTTAATTTAGATGAACTAAAAGCTGTAGTAGCTGCTGGCATTAAAGCTGTGAGTGATTTAACAAAAAATACAACGGATCTTCTGGCGGCAGCCGTGAAGCCACCGAAAATAAATTTGTCACCAAAAACCGATGCTGAAGCTGCAGCTGCGGCACAGGCATTAAAAAATTTAGTTAAATCTGAAGGTCCACCACCAGATCCACTGGCTGGTGGCGGAGGACCTTAATATGAGAGTGAGTTAAAATATGGCAGAAATTATTAGAGAAACAGTCCCAGCTAGACCTGGTACAGACA